TCCGACACCTTGTATTAACCCGCCTCTATTTATTTTTCTAGCCATAAATTATCCTGTGTACGGTTCTGCCGTATTACCTCCGCTACCTACAATGGTAGGCCCGCTAGAAGGTGTTGTTTTGGGAGTTGCATCAAAACCTCCTGTAGTACCTATAGTTCCTATATCAGTTCCTAGTCCAAAAATAGCGTTCATGATTCCAGCCTTTGCTGCTTGTTTACCAGCCTTCTTCAAGTTATTAAATTCTATCAGTCCAATATTTTGTGTTATTTCTTGGTTAAGAGTAGCCATATTAAAATCTTCTACGCCAGATTTTACATGAGTCACTTGAGCTACCAGATTAGATCCATCGTTGGTTAAGCCTCCACCAGCTGCGGCTTTAGCAATAATTGTACCAAGCTCGGTATTGTTTTTCTTCAAAACAGCAACACCCTTTTCTTTATGTTCAATTCTTTCTGCCTTAAATTTTAGTCTAGACTGATCTGCTTTTGCATCATATGCTGCTTTTTGCGCCATGCCTTGTTGATAGGTTGCGTATGCTTTGCCAACCGCTGCTATTACCGCTATTACTGCAAATGGATTCATATTATTTTTGCCCCACGCTTACTTTATATTCAATACCAAGTAAAGTAAAAAACAAAGGCTGTGATTGAGAAAAAGTCATTTGTCCTTCTCTGTCATATCCAAGCATTGGCTTTCTTCTTTTCTTCCCTGTAAAAAACTCTGCATTGGTAAAAGCAAAATCATTACCGTTTAGAGTTAAGTTTTGAGACAAGTACACTAGAGCTGTTGCCTCAGTAATTCTTTTCTTTTGTCCTACAATATTACCGCTTGCTAATTTTAATTCAGTCGGCATTGTTTTAACAATAGGCGTGTAATCTAAACCTATTTCTACATAACTTGTAGGAACGCTGTCAAGAGTAATCCCTCCAGAGCTTACAGTTTTATCTGATTGCATGCCATCATCTGCAATAACTTTTACTGTTTTCCCTTCTAAATGTGACAATCCTGTTACAGAAGTGCTAGACGGTTTGCTACCGCCAGATAACAAAGTTGCACTATCTGTAGTATTGTCATCGTTAAAACATTCTACATAATATTTTGTAGCGCTATTGACCGTCCTTTTCACAACAAAATAAATTTGATCAACGTCTACACCGACATTTTCAAATGTACCATCTGTTGTCGACAAACTTGGAGCTATAACATTTTGTCCTCTTAGAATTGAATATGTTGCTAAAGAGCCATCTGTTTCATTTACTAACATTAACAAATCGCCATCTGTTGTAGATGTTGCTTTTCTTAAAGACATGTCTTTGGGTGATTTTAATAAATGAGAAGATAGTAAGGATATATTGTTAGAAATATATGAAAGCTCTACATCACTAAATAAAAATTCTCTTAATGACTTTCCAGCACGTTGTACAAATAATGTTCCGCTTTCAGCCCCAACGGGTTTGATGCCTTCTTTAGATCCTCTACGAGTTGCCCCGTTTACTACTATATTGCTTGGAGTAATAGGATCTAGAGAAGATTGTGGTAAAAAGAATTCTCCTCCCTTGGTAAATATTTGTAAGTCTCTACCAGAAAACATTCCTGTTATAGCATTTGTGCTATCTGTTGATAATGTAATTTCTATAGCGTCATCATCTAATCCTTCGCCTGGGTTAAAATCAAAAAACCTTGCTACTCTCGAAGCGTATAGTGTATTCGGTCTAGATTTAGCTCCACCAAAATACAAACGCCCTTCATGAAAAGTACAAGTTCTGGGATACCCTTTAGTTCCAGACCATTGTACCTCATACCCTGTTTCAATAAATGATGATCCAGAAGCTAAAGCTGACGTGTTAAAAAAAGGTATTTCTACTATTGCTTCTACCACAGTACCAGAAACTAATCTGGTTACTCTTGCACGGCCTATACCGTCATTAGCCTCTATGTATTGATTTACATGATCAGAAGTAAATACGCTACCGCCAGCTGTCAAAGTAATTTTACCGTCTGTAGCAGATGGTGTTAGAGTTTGATTAATTGTAGTTGTGCCTAAAGTAAATGGATGGAAAGGCGTATACTCAAAAGTTAAATCAGATATTGTCCACGCTGTATGAGATGCTCCTCTTACTATTTTTTTTGGAGCCATATCTTCTTGCACTACAATTAGAGTATCTGCTGATTGCGTAAAATCCATTGTAGCTAAATTTGCTGTTCCAATGGTAGTCGTTAAAAAATTATCTGATCCTCCGTTGATGGCGGTTTGCAAAACCTTGTCTTTAAAAACAAACATTTTGTTGTTTGCAAATAACAACATATAGCTTTGTGTTGTTGAAAATTCAAAAGGAATAAGTCTAAATGCTGATCCAGCAGAGGTAACATCTGTTATAAATTGTAAACCTGGCCTTCTTTCTGCTCCTCCTTGTGGCTGTATCAAAACATTTCTAGCTTGTTCAAGGCCGTTGTAATATTGATTGATGTCTATTCTTCCTTTTAACAAAGGATCTAGCTCGCCTGTTGTAAAATTTGATTGTATGGTTATTGCTCTGCTCATTATCTAACATCTGTTAATGGGAAATCTACAATGGCGTAACTTGGCTTACCTCTTCCGTCTACGTTAGCGGCTTGTCTAAAATAACCGCCTCTGCCATTTTCTACAGCTGTTCCTAATGCTATTTGCCTCCAATAATCACTTTTATCAATTTGATCTGTTACGGGTTCTGCTAAATGCCAAGCCATCATATAAACCAAAAGTTGTACGAAATAAGATGGCATAACGCCTTCTGTGATTACGCTTGATACATAATCTATGTAAATCTTTTCTTCGTTTGTTGCTATTGCTGGGCCAGAGCTTGTGTATATTATTTCGTAGTTTTGTATTGGCAATATGCCTGTTGAGCTTGAATTGTAAACTTGTACTGCTGTGCCAGTTACAGCAGTTGAAGGAAAATCATATTGATAGTCCCATTCGTTAACTGGGGTAGTTGATGATCTAGAAAGTTGTTGTTTTACTAGAGCAAAAGACCAAGGATACAAAGAAAGAGTTTGTCTTTTTACCGTTTCATAAATTGTGTTACAAACGACAGCAGCATCGTCTGTAGTGTCTGAAAGACTTGATATTGAGTCTGATCCTAACAGCAACAAAGCTTGGTTGCATATAGTTACGTTTGTATCTCCAGATGCCATACTTTTCTCCAAAGCCTCCCCGCAAAGCGGGGAGACCAATAGTTAGTGATTAGTCACTATCAGTTGCGGAAATAGCAGTACCATCCCCAATGTCAACAACGCCAGAAGCATTGCTCACAACGGGGTGTAAGCTAAATGTAGCTGTACCGCCTGTTGAAGCGTGGATATAAATTAAGTCTCCGACCTTTAAAACGTCAGAGGCATCATTAAAGTATCCAGACGCATCAATCGCTGTTTTAGCATCAGTCGATGTGTAGCTCCATACTTGAGGAGCGTTACCAGCTTTTGCTTGTCCACCTATAGGCTGTAAGCCTGTACTAGAATATGCCATTATTTACTCCTCCTATTCTTCGCAAGTTATTTTTACTATGCCTTCATCATCAATAGCTACAGCACCAGCACTAAACATAGAATTAACTAAGAAAGATGTCTTTTCTGGGACATAATTAATCTCAGTTTTTTGATTCATGTTTACTGCCATACCGCAAGCACTACGATGAAAAGCAAAGCATGTTCTATCGCTAGATGAGAGAGGAAGGCCTCCTTCGTCTCTATCTCCTAATACATAGAAGTTAAAGCCTAAGAAAGTGTTAATCTCTCCGCTAACTAACGCCTTAATTGATGCAAAATCACCAGAAATTGCTCTTTCATCACCTAGTAAACCAGATAATGAATTAGCGTGAATTACTATGTGTCTGTCGTCAAACGGTACATTTTTAGCATCTAATGCTTTTTTAGCAGCTATAAGCTTACCAACATTCAAATTAGATGCGGCAGCTGATCCGCTTGTTACAACAGTTTTAGCAACCGTTGAAGGTGAAGATGCAGCGTCTAAAGCATCTATAATTAATTGATCCATTCTTCTACCAATAGCTTTACTAACTACTGTTACAAGTTCTGATCTTTCGTCAAAGTTTACCTTTGCTTGATGGAAAATGTCGCTATATTCAGCAGCATTGTAATCACTCATTGTAGCTGTCACTTGTGAGTAAGTAACATTTAATGGGGTTACATCTGTCTGTGGAATTCTAGCGGTTGCAGATCCCTTACCAAGTTTAGGAAACTTATATGTATTGCCTTGTACACCTTGTCTAAGTCTTACACAGTTTAGTATAGAGCTTTCACCTTGATAAGCTTGCTTTACTTCTGCGTCAAAAAGCGTAACAAAAGCATTTGTAATTGATTGTGCCATACAAATTTCTCCTTTGTATTGTTAAACAAATTTATACCTTTGCAGTTATCTGGAATCAAGCCAGGCTGACATTGTGTACTTTCACACAGCCAGAAGGCCAATGAATGGTTATCTTCAATTTTAATCTTAGTCTTTTTGTACTAAAAAATCAAATTAAAATAGACATCATCTGATATCCCCTGTTGAAGTTGCGTCACCAGGAAATAATTGTTCTGCTATTTTTTCTACTTTCATTCTATACTGTTTATCTTTTTTGTACTCATCAGAGCCAACCATTGCGTAAAATTCTTCTTTGCTTGGCAATCCATCAACATTTGCTGGCGCAGTTGGGATAGGTTGCCCTTCATAGTATCTTCTAAGCTTGGTAATTACGCCAATCCCTTCTGCTGTAGCAGCTAAAACTTCTACTTCTTTTACATCGTCTGGCCCAAGTACTCCTTTGTCTACAAGACCTCTAACCCAAGTAACAGTTCCTTTGACGATCTCTGGCCCGTTTGGCCCAAGCTTTGCTAACTCAGCGTCATTGTCAATGGTTTCGGATTGTTGTTGCTGTTCTGATAATTCTAAAAAAGTCCCTATCAATTCATTAACAGCTTCTTGTGTAGGCCTATGAGTTTCTATCCAAGACGTTACAAATTGTTTTAACGGATCGTCATCTTCAACGTCCTCTAACAAATCAAAGTTATATTCTTTGGGTGCCTTATGTCCACCCATAGACATTTTCTTAGTTAGTTCGTTATAAGAGTCTGATAATTTTTGCTGATCTAACTCTCCTGTTTTAGTATCAATAAATTTTTTGTTAAGGTTTTCGGGTAGCTGGATAATGTTATCTTCTTCAGCAACCTCTTCTTTTTCTTCAGCCTTGTGAGCCATTTCAACATTTTCTTCTTGAGGAGTCTCCTCTTGCTGATCTGCATTAGCGTTTGCTAATAAACCCTCTGGTTTTTCTTCTGTTTCGTTTTGTACTGCTTCATTCATGATTTAGCCCTCTCTATTCTTTGGTTTATTTCTCTGACAATACTATTCTGGCCTTCTCTTGCATAACCATAAGAATTGTCTAATCCTGGTATCCAAGTAGGCTGTTCTAGCGTTTTCTCTATTAGATGCTTTAAAACCTTCTTTCCTTCTTCTGTTTCAAATGTTCTGGCAAAAGCCTTGTCTAATTCTAGTTGATGGTCTTTAGGTTCTGATTTGACATTTTGATCTAAAACCTCTATGCCTTCCCATCCAGCTGTCATGCACTAGCCTCTTCTACTAAAGCTGTAGCTGGTTCTTCGGCCTGTACTGCGTCTTGTTGTCCTTGCTCTGCTTCTTGAATCATGCCAGCAGTTACGCTTGCCGACTGCATTGCTTGTTGCATAATCGCCTCTTTTTCTTCTGGCGTGTTTCTCAAATTAGCTGGTACTCCAAATTTATCTGCCACAAAACTTGCTATTTCATCTGGCTTAACTTCAGCAACACCGCCAGGCCCTAGAGAGTTAGCGATTTGAACAAACTGCATAACTTCATTTACTTCTTCTAAGTTTTGAGCTTTGGCCAAAGGTGACACAGGAACAACCCTAACCTGTAAGCCATTGACTTTTAAAGGCATTTGTATCAAGCCTTTTTCATCCATAATGTTTAGAGTTTTCGACACAATAGGAACCATTGTTTCTGTAATCAATCGCCCAAAAGCTGCTCCCATATTTTGTGCGAGTTCTTTCATTCTTTCAACAATCTCCGTTGCAGATCTTGCCGACATGTTGTCTGGCGGCAATGTGTCGTCTAACATCGTTTTTTTAATATTCATTCTTAAATCGTTAATTACTATTTGCGATACGTTGAAGTCTCCAGACCTAGGTAAAGGTGCAAGGGAGGCCCCTTGTGGCCCACCATTTCTTGCTACAGGTATGATAGATCCTGGTGCAATTCTTATATTGGATGGGTTGATCACACCATCGTCTGCTGCTGTATAAACACCAGCGCAAGCTATAGATGCATTTTTTAATAAAAGCTCCAAAGTTTTGTTTAAAGTTTTTATATCTGGCAAGGCTGAGACTAATGGGCCTCTACCAAAAACTTCGCCAGGTAGTTTCATGTACCTTGCAATAATCCACGGGCTTTGCTTCATTCTTCTAAAAACAAGCTCGTCAGCACTTTTCCCATAGATAATGTGATAACAAAAATCTCCTCTCTCTACGTCAGCGATTACTGCTTCTAAAAGCTCAACCATCTCTTGCGGTTTATCTTCTATAAGTCTTTTTAAAACATTAGGTATTTTTGCATCTGGGAATGTTCTCGTAATTGCCTCTGCTCTTATTTTGTATTTACGATAAACATTATCTACTGTCCCGTAAGGCCCTTCTTCTAATGCTAAAACGTACTGAGGTACTGGCGTGAACCTCAAGGGGATGGTGTCATCGCCAGGTTGAACCAACATTGCTGCCGTACCTACAGATAAATCTAAAAGAAACTCACCCATAGCGAGATCAAAGTTGCTTTGTCTTAATATGCTAAACATTTTATCAGAATACAGATCTAAAGCTTTTTGTGTTTCGGTTTTAAATTGGTCTGGTATTTCGTTTCCTGGTTCTAACCTACACCATTTTTTTACTGGAGGGAAAAGACCAGACTGTATCCTGTTAGCAAATCTTTGTGTAGAATGTATAGCTGTTGAGTCAAAGACCATATTCATTTTGTTTTGGCCTGGTACATTGCCTTCATAATACCCTTCGTATAGGTTTCTTTGTGGCAAAGCGTATCTATAACAATCTTCGTATATTGTTCTCCAAAGCTCTTTTTTACCAAAGGCTTTTTTGGATCTGTCTAAAACTTTTCTAGCATCTAATTTCATTATGTCTTTTTATGCTTGTTAGCGAAGTTTCTAGCACTATCTTTGCTACGGAAACCCCACGCTCTTAATGCTAATAGTAACCTAGTTGGCTCTCCCTTACTATCTCTTTCTGGCCCAGCCATTCCGCCAAATCTAGCAGCAAAAGAAACCCTTCTAGGATTCGTGCCTGTCTTGACGGGTGATTTTAAGTTAGAACCTTCTGTTTTTTTAAAATGGTCTCTACCCGCTTGGTTAAGTCCTCCGCTTGGATTTTGAAATTTTTTTGCAACCATTATGCTTTGTTTTTCTTAGCGGCAGTTATGATGTCACCCCGTGTAATTTTGTTGGGATCACCATACATACCAGCTAACTCAGACTCACTTTTTTTTTTGGTCTTTTTCTTTTTTTTCATTTTATACATATAAGCTGGCATAATACCTCCTATGCTTTTCTTGTTAAATCTTTATCTGCTTTTCTAGCTCCGCCCTTGCCTGTGACGAAACTTCTTACTCTACCCATAGCCCAAGCATGAGCAGAAACATTTCTTGAACCACTTGAGTAATAAGCGCCTAACCCTCTTTTATAAACTTTATCTAAAGTGCCTTTTGAAAATTTCTTTGTGTAACTGCTTGGGTAACTAGGCATTAGCTCTACTCCTCGATATTCTGTCCATCATAGCTGCGGTTAATAAACCTTTTTTGTATAACCTTCTTGTTCTCAAAATTTCTGATTCTTTAGCGCTTGGGTTTTTTGCTCCAGCAAGATATTTCAAAGGTACGCCTTTTTTACTCTTCGGTACTTTTTTGAATCTTCTCACTACGTTTTTTCTCCTCTAGTTCTTTTTTAAATTTCTTAATCCTATCTTCCATCTCTTTATCTTTTATTTTTTTATTTAATCTTCTTAGTTTAGGATCGATATAAACTCTTCTCATTTTGGTTTTCTATACTTGGGATTTCTAATATACTCTTGTTCGTGATGATCCATGATATTACCCTAGTGTGCTTTTGCCTCTTGGGTTTCTTACTGGGCTGTAATCTACGCCTGTAAGCCCGCCAGCTAATTGACCGCCCACTAAAGTCCTAGACCTTCTACTTCTTCTTCCTCTAGTTAGTTTTCTTGGATCTGGTTCTTTATCTTTAGGATCTGTAGTCTTTGGTGCTTCAAACTTGTCTTTTATTTCTTCTCTAGTTTCTTTCGTTGTAGGAGGAGTACCACCACTACCACCACCTCCGCCTAATGCTTTGCTCACAGATCTTGCTGCTTTTTTAACTAATTTTGTTGGCGTGCCACCCATTACGTCATCCTCCTTTCATCTTCAAACGGATTCCTAACTGAGGTGGTGCCAGCTAAAGTTGTGC